TTTCAAACTAATGATTTTACATCTGGTAATGGTGGTGGTGCTATTAAAGTAGATACAACTATTACTGGATTAAAAGTATTTAGGGGTAGTTTATTTATATTTGGCTTAGATAAAATATTTAAACTAACAGGAACTAGCCTATCAGATTTTGTAATAACTCCTATTACAAGAACTATTGGTTGTTTAGATAGAGGATCTATTCAAGAGCTTGGTGGTGACATTGTGTTTCTTGCACCAGATGGAATAAGAACTATCGCAGGTACAGAAAGAATTGATGATGTTGAATTAGGTACAGTATCAAAACAAATACAAGAGCGTATTGACGAGGTAGGTACAGATAATGTTAGCTCATTAGTTATAAGAAAAAAATCACAATATAGAATGTTCTATCCAAAAACAAGTGGCACAGAAGCGTCTGCAAAAGCTATCATTTCTGTAGTAAAAGTAAATTCAAATACAGGAAGACTTGGATATGAGTATGCGGATCTTGTTGGCATAAAGGCATCTTGTTGTGATTCAGACTTTATAGGAAGTGAAGAGACTGCATTACATGGCGGATACGATGGATATATATATTTACAAGAATCTGGAACATCAGCATCTAATGTATTTACAAGAGCTGGAGGAACAGCAAATATAGAGAGTATATATAAATCTCCTGATTTAACAATGGGAGATCCAGGCATACGAAAAACTATGCAACGAGTAATTGTAAACTATACTAATGAGGGATTAGTTGATGCTAATTTAAGATTAAGATATGATTATGATTCTGCAACAACACCACAACCAGGATCGTACCCTCTGGCAACAGGAAACATACCAGCTATATATGGAACAGGAACATATAGTAATTCGACTTATAACCAATCGAGTTTACCATTAGTACGTCAAGATGTTCAAGGTTCAGGATTTGCCGTAGCTGTTAAAGTAAATGACGAAAGTGCAAATCCACCAATAAGTTTAAAAGGTTTTGAATTAGAATTTGTCCCAGGAGGAAGAAGATAATGGCAGGATATTCGGCTCGACAGAGTTCCTACAGTAGCGGTGATACCATTACCGCAGCACATACTAATGATGAGTTTAACTCGGTATTAGCAGCATTTCATGTATCAACAGGCCATACCCATGATGGTACTACTGCTGGTGATGGTGGTCCTATATCTAATCTATTTAGTAATGCGTTAGTATTTGGTACTAATGCAGATACAGATATAGCAATTACATTTAATGCAAATAGTAATGATGGTGTATTAACATGGATGGAAGATGAAGACTACTTCCAGTTCTCTGATGATATACTATTATCAACTACAGAAAAATTACAGTTTAGAGATACTGCAATATATATCCATTCGTCTGCAGATGGTCAACTAGATTTAATAGCAGATACAGAAATACAGATAGCAGCTACTACAGTAGATATAAATGGTAATGTAGATGTATCAGGAACTCTTACAGTTGCTGGTGCAGTAGACTTTGGAGATGCAGCATTATCAAATGTAGGTGCAGTACAACTAGATTCAATAGCTGGAGATGGCGATACCAATACAAGTATTACATTTAGTGGCTCTGATGTTATTACAATAACAGCAGGAGGCGATGCTCAGTTTACATTTAATAATGGTTCTATTGTTCCTTCTGTAGATGATGACATTGATCTAGGCACAAGCTCATTAGAGTTTAAAGATGCATTCTTTGATGGCACAGTTACAACTGATGCTTTAGTTGCAGATACTGCAGATATTAACGGTGGTACAGTAGATGGTGCTATTATTGGTGGCAGTAGTGCTGCTGCCATAACATGTACAGCAATTACTGGTACTAGTTTTGTTATAGGATCTGCAGATATTAGTGAAGCAGAATTAGAAACAATTGATGGTATAACTGCAGGAACAGTAGCCGCTTCTAAAGCAGTTGTTGTAGATTCTAATAAAGACATTGGATCATTTAGAAATATTACACTCACTGGCGAATTAGATGCAGGCTCTTTAGATATATCAGGAGATGCTGACATTGATGGCACTTTAGAAACTGATGCCTTATCTATAAATGGAACTGCAGTAACATCAACAGCAGCAGAATTAAATTTAGTAGATGGCATTACAGCAGGAACTGTTTCAGCTTCATTGGCTGTAATTGCAGATTCTAATAAAGACGTAACAGGTTTTAGAAATGTAACATTAACTGGAGAACTTGATGCAGGTTCTTTAGATATATCTGGTGATGCAGATATTGACGGAACTCTTGAAGCTGATGCAATCACTATTGGCGGAGTTACACTAGCAGAAACTATTTCTGATACTGTTGGTGCTATGGTAAGTTCTAACACAGAAACAAATATTACAGTTAGTTATGATGACAGTGATAATACATTAGACTTTGTTATAGGCACTTTAAACCAAGACACTACTGGTACAGCTACTAATGCAACGCATGTTACTGTTGCAGATAATGAAAGCACTAATGAAGAAAACCTCATACCTTTTATTGAAGATGCTTCTGCTACAGGCAATGTCGGTTTAGAATCAGATGGTGACTTTGCATATAATCCAAGTACAGGTACAGTTTCGGCTACTATATTTAAAGGTAACATTGATGCAGTTGATGGGGACTTTGATGGGACACTAGAGGCTGACGCTATTACAATTGGTGGTGTTACTTTAGCTGAGACAATATCAGATACAGTTGGAGCGATGGTTAGTTCTAATACTGAAACTGGTATATCTGTAACATACGATGATAGTGATAATACACTAGACTTTGTTATCGGTGCTGGTGCTATTGCAAATTCAATGCTTGCAGATGATGCTGTGGGTGCTGATGAGTTAGCTGCTAATGCAGTTGTTACTGCTTCTATTGTAGATGACAATGTAACACAGGCTAAAATTGCAGATGATGCTGTAGGTGCTGATCAATTAGCTGCAAATGCTGTAGTTAATGCTAGTATTGCTTCAAGTGCTGCTATTGCAGATAGTAAATTAGCTACAATATCTACAGCAGATAAAGTTTCAGCAGCAGCTATTCAAGTAGATGGAGCTACAGATGGAACAGGAATTACTATAGCTGATGCAGATAAATTAATAGTAGATGATGCAGGAGCTACTAAATATGTAAATGCTTCTCAGCTAAAAACATACGCATCTGGTAATGCTGCATCAAAAGGATTCGCAGTCGCTATGGCGATCGCTCTTTAAAAAAAAGATTGACAAATATGTATAGAGATGTATAATATAATAAAGGACTGTTTTATTTACATTTTTTAATTAACAAGGAGAAAATATGGCACAAGATTTTGAATCAAATGGTAAGAGGATTACAAACTCTGCTACCACTATAGTCACAGCAAACAGTGACGATGCTATAGTAGGTCTTCGCTTTGCTAATATTTTAACAACTACAGATACACTTGATGTATTTATTACAGATGCTGGCGATAGTGATACTGCTAGATATTTAATAAAAGGCGTAAGTGTACCAGCTACTTCATCTATTGAAATAGTTCAAGGTGGTTCTAAAATAGTTATGCAAAATGGAGATGTACTAAAGGCACAGAGTGGTACAGCAAATGGTTTTGATTGCTGGGTTAGCCGAGTAGACGCAATTAGTGAATAAGGAGATATTATGGCACAAGAAGAAGTAGGAGGTCCATTATTTGTAGGATCAGGACCTGCATCAGAGCAGATACCTGAGCACGATTCTACAGTGGATGAAAATCAAACAGTTGGCAGTGCAGTTGTTGCAGGGCCAATAACAATTAATGCTGTGATAACAATCACAGGAACCATGGTGGTGATATAATGGCTGGTGTACAAATAGACGGTGTAAATAATAAGATCGACTTTGATGACGATCAAGATACTAGTATATCTGCTAATACCGATGATACGTTAGTATTTGAAATAGCTGGTGCTACTGATTTTACTATGACTGCTAATACTTTTACAGCAGCTTCTGGTAGTACAATAGCCGCACAAGCTCTTACAGCTACGAGTATAGTTAGTACAGGAGATGTTACTTTAACTGGAGCATCTAATAATGCTGTTTGGGATTC